ACTATTAGAGAGAACTTTTCTAATTTTGGTGTGCATCCATCGTCTTCGACCTCTATAGTTTCTCTAATAGTTTCGATAAGTCCCGTTCCGGTAGTTAAGTTACATAGATTACCCATGTACTTACCAGGTAAACATTCACCATCAATGTAATTAGAATCATCATCAGTTATTATAGACCCCATAAAAGTAGCAGAGGGAACAATTTCAACCGCAGAATCACGTAAATCGAAATCTACCCTGGTAATACCAACATTACATAAGTCGTCATCACCCCAAAATGGTACAACCTCTAAAGTTTTATTTTGTAAAATAATTTGTGGTAGTGAATCTAAATTTTCTGAAGATTTAAATTCTAAAGCACTTACAAATTCTTCTACTGGTTTCCCTTGGTTGATAAAATCATAAGGATGCATAGAATAACAACCAATATCACTAACATCCACTGAAGAGTGTATTGTTTGATTACCTAGTGGTACACCCCAAATCATAAAATCCCCACTAGCATTAGTTTTAGTAGTATATTTATAATACTTTTTATATACTTCTAATAAGGTTGGGTTATTTAATACTTCTTCTGGTAAAGGGAACGTCCCTGTTGGTGTATGATTACAACTTTGTTTGTCTTTAGGTAATAAGTTATATTTATACCCTTCATCATCTTTATCTGTAACTTCTTTATAAGGGTAAAAAGATTTGATGACCTCGTCTTGTTCGTCTTCTTCAGTTAAAGGAATAAAAATAGAGACTTTTGCGTTAGGCACACCAAAACCACCGTTTGCTAATACCCTACCAACAACAACACCATAGTCCCCACACATTCGTGAGTAAACATCGTCTTGTGTCATTTTTAAACTTAATACCTCCAATAAGTCAAAATCTTGTTCTAACTTTAAGTGGATATTTTGTTCTTTTCCTGGTTGTGTTCTTACTCTTATAGATTTTGGCATTTCTTTCCTTTTAAATTATAAATATTTAGGGTCTTAAAACCAAAAATATCCAAAAAGTAATTTATGTAAATAAAACTTAGGATATAGAAGTATGAGCATTACTCTTTATCCTTATACTAACATCTTTTTCAGGAAATTGAACTTGAAAGCTTTGGTTTGGTTGTGCAAATATCACACCATCAATCAATTCTACCTGTTTAGTATCTGGATTACTATATCTTTGTGATATTTGATTGTCTGAATATTGCCCACCTACTTTGTTAATTACCCTTAAATCTATAAGGTTTATAACACCTTGTTGGGTAGATATAAGTTTAGATAATTGACCTATATAACAATTTTGACCCATTTCTTTTTTATTTGGGGCGAAGAACCCATCTACCTGTGATACTATGTTTGTAACTATTTCCCCTTGGTTAAAGGTTGGGTCTGCTAATATGTCTATCTCCAAAGCTAAATCCACTACTTGTGCAGATTTTATAGTTATATAGTCATTCATCATTCTATAATCTGAAAGGTATTCTGCCACATTACTCATTAAAGACGTACTAACCTTAGAACTTAATTTACCTGAATCAGAATATGACAATAAATTAACTAATATTTTATTTTCTTCCTCAACAATACCTACTTTGGCGGGTGCACCAAAAACTCCCGGCATTGTATCTATAATAGCTTTATAATCAGAAACTGTAACCGCTCTCTGTTGAGACGCAAAATTAAAACTAACGTAGTTTCGTATCTCTTCTACTGTTGGTTGGTTTGCTCCCCCTACTGCAGCAGTAATATTGTTAACATTTAAAGAACTTTTAACTTGTTGATTTATTCCATCTACAGGTCCAGTTACAATAAACTCTACTTGACCTAGAGAAGTGATGGAATTAGGTCCCACATTCGTGGCAGTACCACCACCTATTCTATATTGAATAAACAAAGTACTATTAGCTTTTGCAGTTCTACCTAATGATAAATTATTTAAATACTTATTTAGGTCCATCGCTAGACCTTGATTTGCGAAATCATCTAATGAATCTTGTCCTGATGACGTACCACCACCTAACGTTAAATGGAAAAACCCTTCTGGTGTGTATTCGGTAGTAAACCTATTATCCACCTGTTTCCATTTACCTATTTTTAAACCAGGTGAGTCACTGTTTTTTGTTGGGTCTAGGGTAAAGACTTTGTCTTGTGCTAATGCATCAACTTCGTACCATTGACTCGGTGAGTTTATAAACTCAGTAGATTTAGGTAATGCCTGTATGTTGGTACCATCTTTTTCTATTACTGCTGTTACCCCCAATATATTTTTTTCTGGTAAAAATATTTTTAAAAACGGTCTTACATCTGTATCTGTTAAAACTCTTTTAAATACTTTAGTTATACCATTTATAACCACCTCTCTTTTGGTGATGGTATAGCTTACAATATTATTATTAGAGTCAAAATTAGGGACTTTAGTTCTATTTGGGAATCCTGTGGCGTCAAAAGGGGAAGAAAAATCAACATCGTATCTGGTTTCAAACACTTGTCCTGCTCCTTTTACTTGGGAATTTCTTCTTAGTAACCCAAGGTAGTTAAAATTTTCTTTATCACCTAAAACTGGTACAACTATCGAAAAATCAGCTACTGAAACTGAAGGCCGATTACCTGGTATTTTTAAACCATACGTTCTTGCTATATTATAAAGTGAAGACCTTTGATTTGCAAACTGTAATACAGTTTCTTGTAAACTTCTATCGATATGGTAATGTAAATTATCTGCAACTGCAGCGTTTAAATCTAAAAATACTGAAAATATAGAAGCGTCGTTTGAGTTTTTTATTAAATCTGGATATTGTTGTTGAGTATACCTTAATAGTTCAGTTCTAATTCCAACAAAATCTCTTTCTGTGTAGGATATTTTATTATTAGCCATATTATATGTTTATTATTACGAAGTCTCTAGTTTCGAAAGCTGAGTTAGTTATGGTGTAATCTATTTTTACTACCGCGGTATGTTCTTTTGTTCCTTGTCCCGCTATCCTATACACTCTTGGGTCGTTATCAGATACTACTGTACCTGCAGTTTCTTCAGCATCAATAGCTGCAGAAATATCAATATTAGTTATTTTTAAATTAGGGATGTATTTGGCAACTTGCTCCCTTATTTCAGAGTCTATAGAATTAAAAGTAGGTGAATCCAAAGGTTCAAATATAAATTCATATAATCTAGTACCAAAATCAGGTAAAAAATATCTACTACCTTTTCTAGTTAGTAAAAGATGTATTAAATCTGATTTAATTTCATCCTCAGGGGTTTCGGTTAATTCAAGAAAATAACCTAACCTACTTTTTCTAAAAGGAAAATCAATTCCATATGTTCCGTTTTCTGGCATAATAAGTTTTATATATAAATATTAGATACTTCAAATCTATTATACATATAAGTAGTTTAAATGGAAATTTTAAGTAGGGAAGGGTTATAGGAACATTCTTTATACTCTAAATCGTAATTTATAAGGATTTCTGCTATTATTTGTTTTATTTCAGACTTATTAGTTCTTGTTAATATTTCTACTTCTTTTTTTTGTAGTTTAATATTTTCATATATAAAGTCATCCACAATATTATGGATATCATCTATTCTATAACCAAATAAATCTAATTTAATCATTTTAAGTTTTTATTACCACTTATATATTGTGGTTGGTAGGGACAATGTTTACATCTATTTCCACAACAACTCCCTCTTTTTTTATGATACTCTTCTGTCATTACCATATTACCACTATCCCAATAAAAGTCTTGGGATTGTAATTTAGGTTTAATAAATTCTCTATAGTGTAGTTCTGTAATCCAATCGTCTCTTCTCGTCATTTTCTATTTCTTTTATTTCTTCATTATGTCCACAGTGGGGACACATTATTAAAATAGGTACCTTTTTTTTATTTTCTGGTGCATTATTAGAAAACAAATGGTAGTCAGCAATTGACCACCATTTGTTACATTTACCACAATTAAAGTGATATAAAATTTCTTTACTAATTTTATGCTTCATCCAACTCTTTCTCTTTTTCATCTTTATTGTCAGAGTCTGACTTAGGTAGTACCACGTCTATTTCACAACTACCCCCTGCACATGCTAACTCCCCAGTTAGGTTTGTATTATCATCTAACTCAACAACCATACTTAAATTAACATCTTTTAAAGATTCCATCATATCTTCATATTCTTCTTCGGTAATATCTTCAAAAGGTGCTTGAGTGTATGTTCCACCATTGTAAGGTAGTACCGATAAACCATTATAAGATTTTCTATTTTCCCACATCCATTCTCCTGCTGGGTCCCATTCGTGTTCTCTTAAAGAAATTGTAGCTGACACGTTATGTGAGTTTGAACCGTTTCTATGTCCGGCTTTTACCCATTCGGTAGCGACTTTCTTAACTCTTTCCAATAATTGGAATGGTGACTCAGTTCTCATAATCGAACCTTTAGGGGCCTTTTGTGGTATACTAATCACTGCAGTGTCATGTGGTCTAAAATATTCATCTTCAACAAGCTCTGGGTGATTTTGATTCAAGTAAGTGTATATGGCTTCATTTTTACCGACACGTAGTCTTCTAACGTAAAAGTCATTATGCCAAGCGTGAATACCAGATGAAGTACCTAATGTTAATGATGTTGTTCCTGCTGGTTTAACTGTTGTACATCTAGCTGATTGGTTAATTCCAATTATTTTTGAGACTCTTGTGTTTTCTCTTTTAACTAAACTAGCAGCTTTAGACATATCATAGTTTAATACCTTACCTGAACCGATTCCAGTCATTGAGACTCCGATAAGTGCGTCTTTTTCTGTAGTTTCTTGCCAAATTTCTCTTAAGTAGTGAAATGATGTGTACCCAGCTTGAAGTGTTCCAATAAATGATGCGGCTTTTACTCTTTCATTCAAGTCATCTTGTGATTCTATATTTGAAACATTTACTTCACAAAGATTACAGAATTGGTTTGGTCTTAGGGCAATTTCACAACATGGATTAGTTCCCCAATCTTTATCATTGTTTAAGTAGATACCAGGTTCTCCTGCTCCTGATAGTTCAACTCTTTTCCATAAATCAAGGAAAAACTCTTTTGTAATTTTATGTCTCATTAAACAAGCTGAATTATTTGCTCTACCTCTTTGTGGGTTTAATTCCCACCAATTACCTGATTTACAGCCAATCATTTGTTCATCATCAGCACTAAATAACGATATAAGTGCTGCACGGCGAATACCACCTGCCAATACGGCGTCAGCGATATGACATACAATATCATGTACTTCAATTGTTGTAAGTTGTTCTCCATTTTCTTTTTGGTTTAATAACCCTTCTATTTTTACTAAACACTCTTTTAGTGGTTGTGGTCCTGGTGCTTTACCACCTGACGTTATTAATCTAGCCCCTTTGGGTCTAATATCTGAATAGTCAAATTCCACTCTAGAACCACCACCATTCATATATGTTTTCATAAGAACTTTTATAGAGTCAGCCCACCCTTCTATTGAGTCCCCAATTAAAAATCTTTTTGTTCTTTTTTGGTATGGTTTTTGTATTACTGGTAATTTAGCTACGTGATGTCTTTGTACAGAATATCCAACACCTGTTCCTCCTAATAAAAGAAACATTGTTTCACTGAACGAATCAATGTGTTCTATAGGTAGATATGCACAGTTATAGATTCTATTTGGTGAAATTTCGATTGGTTTTCCTCCGAACTGCATACTCCTCATAGATGGTAGTACTTTTTTATCATACACCAATTTATACTTTTGTTCTATTTCTTCTTTTAGTTGTGGGTATTTTTTGATGTGCATTTCTTTATTTCTTGTCACCAATTCTTCCCATGTTTCTCTTCTATTTAACTCAGGTAGGTATTTAGCATACTTCATGTATACTGTAATGTCTGATAATATTTTGTTTGATACTTCCATATTTTAACTTTTTGTTTTATTGTTGATTTATTTGTTGATTTCTTCGGTCCATTGCTGCTCTTACTCTATCTCTATTTCTTTCTTCTCTACTATGTTCTAAATCTAGTAGTGTTTGTGATTGTTCAGTATCAATCACCAGTGTTTCGTTATCGAATTTACAATTTTCAAAAACAACACCATCTTTCCCTACTCTAGATTTAACCATAGCTATTGTCGCCAACCCCAAATCTTTTTGTTGTAAGGTTTTGGCTATTGATATTATTACGTGACCTACTTGTGCTTTTTTAATGGAGCCACCCATCATGTCTGTAGTTACAACTTCTGAACTTATAGAAGTTCTATTACCTTGTGCCGCTGTCCAACCAACTAAATCAAACTCGTTACACATGGTTTCAAATTGTCTCATCACAAGACCCTCACCTTTCCATTCATCAGAAAATCCTCTATCTGGCACCACACAATCTATATAATCTAATAATATCATATCAAACTTGTTTCCTTCAGCTTGTAATTTTCTAATCTTATTTTTTATAACATTAATAGTTATACGGTCAGATGGTAATTTTTCTAATATTAATTTACCTCTATCTCTATAAGGTACTATTTTTTCTAAAACCTCTTCTCTTCTCTCTACTTGTTCTCTTTGTGATATACCTGTCCAACAAGTAATATGTTTTCTTTGTATTACTTTTGGATTATCCTCAAAGAAAATTTGTAATACGTTAAATCCTAGATTATAAGCTGTATTAGCTAATTTAGTTAGTACTGTTGTTTTACCTACACCAGTTGGTGCTAAAAATACACCAATTTCACCTTTAGCTAACCCACCATCTAGAAGATTATCTATCCCATTAATTCCTGTCGGTATCGGGTTCCTGTAATCCTCCTCTAAAGCTTCTGCTATGTCATCAAATACATCTAAACAACTATCAGTATTTTCTCCAACTCTAATAGCTTCTCGTATATATTCTTCACATTTATCGTAAGATTCAAAATCACCTTGTTCTAAAATCTTATTGACTTTACCTATAGCTTTTTTTAATTCTTGTTGTTTACAGAATTTTAATCCTTTTTCTTGTACCCACAAATAATCTTCTAAACTTGCGTTTTGAACCTCAGTAATCATATCAAAAATGGTCTTTTTTGCCATTTCACTATCAACTTCTATTTTAGTTAGTTGGGTTAGTGTTTCGAATGTTGGGGTTGTCTGATATTTTTCATGGTATTCTTTGGTCATTTGAGCAATTAATTTAAAATACTGGTTATCAAAGTATTTTGCATCAATCACATCAATGATGTTTTGACAATATTTTTTGTCTGTTATAATTTGGTTAAGGAGTTTAATTTGAAAATTATACCCCAGGTAACCGAAGTTGTTACTACTATTCATTTTTATAATTTTTTAGGCTATTATAAATATCTTTTAGAGTTCTAAATTCAGATATTCTTTAACTAATTTTTTTCTTGACAACGTGTCAGTTAGCTCACTTAGGAACTGTGGAACTAGTGGTCGGATGTCTACTGTATATCTTATTCTTCCAGGGTAAACATTAGACGGAATAATTTTGTGTATTAGGATATCTGTATTTTGTTTTACATACAAATGAAACACCTCATCATTATTCCTTTCTAGGTCTTGGTCTGACAAATTTACCTTCCCAGAGTACTGATTATATTTGTCGTACATATAATTAAATGTCTTAATTTTTAAACTTTCTTCTAATTCATTGGCGATATCTGAAATGGCGTAGTATAGGTCTAAGGACTTTGATGCTTTAGGGTTGTAGTTCCTTACATTAAAGTATCTTTGACATACTATGTTATTATCTAGGGTCAGTAGGAATTCACATTTAACTACTGATTTTTTGTCTTCAAATTTCCAATTAGCTTTTTCTTTCATAATTTTTTATTTCTTTTTTTGTTAGTCTTATAAATGGTTTGTAAAATTCTGTCCACCCATCATCTTTCTTAGGAAGTACGTTAAATATACCATCTTCTGACATCATTGTCACTATATTTTCGTAATTTCTTCCTTCCGGGTCAAGGTTTTCGTCAATTAAAGATAAAATATCTTCTTTTGCTTCTTTGTTTAAGAAAACTTCTTTTAAGTTTACTAGTCTTTCGTTGATTTCGAAAAAAGTTTCCCCCTTTCTACCATCAGCAGAAATACCATCAAC